GTCCGCTGCTGGCTACTCCGGCCATGCGTCCGCTGCTGGCTAATACGGCCATGCGTCCGCTGCTGGCGAATACGGCCATGCATCCGCTGCTGGCTACTCCGGCCATGCGTCCGCTGCTGGCTACTCCGGCCATGCGTCCGCTGCTGGCAAATACGGCCATGCTGTAGTTCTCGGGCTGGAAGGCACAGCCCGTTGCGGTGAAAATGGCGCTTTGATCCTCACTTATTGGGACGGTTCAAGAAGACGTCACGTGATCGGTTACGCTGGCGAGAATGGTATCGAAGCAGGTAAATGGTACAAGCTTAACGACAAAAACGAACTGGAAGAAACCAAGGTTTCATAGGTGGAATACATATAATAGCCACCGGGGGCGTTCCCGCTCCCGGTACTTTTCTCAATCACTTTTAAAGCTATCACAGTGGAATATTTATATACAACATCGAACCTCATTACCGCGATCATCATTGCCGCATTCTGGACATGCTCAACAGTCGCATTTTATTACAGAACTAAATACGGCAAACAATGACCTGGTTAGGTTGGGCCGCACTCTGCACACCGGTTGTGTTGCTTCTTGCTGCGGCAATTGGTAAGTCTTTAAAAATACTCGACGATGATACTCCTTGCACACCTGCTGACGGCGACGATGATAATTGGCCTTTTTCTGATAACACGCTTGGCATTTAACGATGGGCGGAACAATTACCATACAGGTAAAAGGCGTGACACTCGCACGAAGGCACTACAACGGTGTGAACAACAAATTTCTTACAGTGCTGGAAGCAATGTTGTCGCGTATAGACAGCCGTCACGCGATCATTACAGTTGCGCCCGACGTGACAGAATACGAAGAAAGGGAGCACTGTGCGAGTATTCGGGCGCGGCAGTCTCTATCATCATCGCAATACTGACAATCTATTGTTCACTTAAAAAAGCATAAACGAAGATGAATATCACATTAACTATCACGGCCAGCGAACCGATCCTTGCGATCTTCCAGGCCTTTGTTGCGGGCGTGCAGTCAACACCACAAACACCTGCACCTAAAAAGGTGCAGGTGAAAGAAACTCCGGCTGCTAAGGAGCTGCCCGCTGCTCCTGAAGCCCCTGCCGGCGAAGAAAAAGTGACGCTGGAGCAACTTCGCGCTGTGTCACAGGCGAAATCCCAAGCAGGTAAGCGCGACGGCGTGAAAGGATTACTCGCCAAATATGGCGTTGACCGCATCACAGCCCTCGCTACTGACCAGTACGGTGCGTTCTACGCTGAAATGGATGCGCTATGAGAACGCATGCCCTTCTTGCACCTTCTTCGGCTTCCCGTTGGCTGGCATGTACGCCGTCGGCCAGGTTGGAAGAGAAGTTCCCGGACAAGGCGGGGCAAGCTGCCCAGGAAGGTACGCTTGCCCACGCCCTCGGGGAGCTGTTGATCTTTCGCAAACAGAAGATTGTTTCTAAGGCGGTCTTTGAAAAGGAGCTTAAAGGCATCCAGGAAAATGCGCTGTACGATGCTGCCATGCTGGAGTACTGCGAGCAATATGCGGTCTATATCCTGGAGCAGTACAATGCCGCGAAGGCGCATACGAAAGACGCGCAAATCTTCCTGGAACAAAAGCTGGACATGACGGACTATGTACCGGAAGGCTATGGTACGGGCGATGTAGTGATCATTGCCGACGGTGTCATGGACATGATCGATCTGAAGTACGGCAAGGGCGTTCCTGTCTCCGCGGTGGAAAATCGGCAGATGATGCTGTATGCTTTAGGAGCATTGCGGGAGTTTGACTTCCTGTATGATATCCAGACCGTGCGCATGACCATATACCAGCCGCGCCTCGACACGATATCCGTTTGGGAGATATCCGTCAATGAGTTACGGCAGTGGGCAGAAGTGGAACTGAAGCCCCGCGCGGCCATGGCCTTTGAAGGTAAAGGTGAATATGCCCACGGCACCCATTGCCGGTTTTGCAAAGCGAAAGCCGTATGTAAGGCCAACGCTGACAAGAACCTGGAGATCGCCCAGTACGAGTTCAAGGACAACGCGCTGCTGTCAGACGAGGACATAACCGACATTCTTAACCGCGCCGAGCAATTCAGTCAGTGGCTTTCCGGGGTGCAGGAACATGCATTCAACGAGGCGCTTAACGGTAAAAAATGGCCCGGCTGGAAACTGGTTGAAGGCCGCAGTAACCGGCGGTACGCCGATCAGAGCGCTGTAGCGGACAAGCTGATCAAAGAAGGCTTTAAAGAAGAGACGATCTACAAGCCGAAGGAACTGCTGACGATCACTGCTATGGAGAAGGCCATCACCAAAAAAGTGTTTGACGCGACACTTTCTGATCTCATCATCAAACCACCCGGTAAGCCTGCACTGGTACCGGAGAGTGATAAACGTCCGGAGCTGAACAGCGTTGCCAGCGCAATCGAAGATTTTTCTTAAACCTTTTAAACAAATACTATGAGCACAACTGCAACAACCGCACCCGGCAAGGTGATTACCGGCCTGGTCCGCTTCAGCTACCTGCATGCATGGCACCCGGTAGCCATCGACGAGGGAGGGGAAGCAAAATACAGCGCGTCCCTGATCATCCCGAAAGATGACAAGGAAACATTGGACAAGATCAACGCGGCCATCGAATCCGTGAAAGCCGTCGTTAAGTCAAAGAATGCCGGTAAGCTGCCGGCAAAGTTCAAACTGCCCCTGCGCGATGGCGACGAAGAACGCCCCGACGACGAGGCATACGCCAACAGCTACTTCCTGAACGCAAACTGCAAGACCAAACCCGGCATCGTTGGCCCAATGAAGGACAAAGACGGTAAATGGCTCCCCATCACAAACGAGGACGAACTGTACAGTGGTTGCTATGGCCGCGCCTCCATTACCTTCTATGCCTTTGACACCAAAGGTAACAAGGGTATCGCCTGCGGGTTGAACAACCTGCAGAAGATCAAAGACGGTGAACCGCTCGGAGGCCGCAGCTCTGCTGATAACGACTTCTCCGACGATCTCACACTGGAGGACGACGACCTGTTTTAATTCACCCGGCGCGCCGTAACGCGTCTTTTAATCCGCACTCTCATGCAAACCACTTTCACCGATCATACGCCGATGCCCTTTGGAAAGTACCGTGGTACCGCCATGGCGAACGTGCCGGCCGTTTATCTCCTGTGGCTGTTCAACAAGGGCTGCGACCACGACGGCGTAAAGCAGTACATCAACAGTAACCTGGACATCCTGCGCAAGGAGGCATCAAAAGTAACACGGTAATGCACACACTGGCAATTGATATCGAGACATTCAGCTCCGTGGACATCAAGTCCGCTGGCATGTACAAATACGTGCAGGCTCCGGACTTTGAAATCCTGCTGTTCGCCTACAGCTTCAACGGTGGCCCCATTACCGTCATGGACCTCGCCAGCGGCGAACAAGTGCCGGAGCACGTGCTGGCCGCGCTGACGGATCCGCAAGTATTAAAAACGGCGTTCAATGCCGCGTTCGAACGTACGTGTATCGCTGAATACTTCCTTATCGATCTGCCTGTGAAGCAATGGGAATGTACGATGGTGAAGGCATCAATGCTCGGGCTGCCTCTCTCCCTGGACATGGTGGCTAAAGTGCTAAAGCTGGAGGAAGGCAAGAAGGACGGTAAAGCGCTCATCCGCTATTTCTCTATGCCGTGTAAGCCGACAAAGGCTAACGGTGGCAGCACGCGGAACGAGCCCTTCGATGATCCGGAGAAGTGGAAGCAATTCATTGAGTATAACCGCCGTGACGTTGAGGTGGAGCTTGCCATCCGTGAACGTATCGCGTTCTTCACCATCCCCAACACCGAACGCCGCATGTATGCACTGGACCAACGCATCAATGATACCGGCGTCCTGCTGGACCCGGTGCTGATCGACAACGCTATCCGGATGGATAATGAGATCCGCGAACGGCTGACAGCAGAAGCGATCGATCTCACTGGTCTGGACAACCCGAACAGCCTCGCGCAGTTAAAGACATGGCTATCCACGGAGACCGGCGGCGCTGTGACATCACTTACCAAAGACGCCATCCCTGTGTTGCTGGAGCAGACAGAGGACGAGACCGTTACCAGACTGCTGAACATCCGCCAGGAGATGGCGAAGACCTCTGTAAAGAAGTACGAGGCTATGGCCGTATGTATTGGCAACGATAACCGTGCACGCGGGTTGCTCCAGTATTACGGTGCGAACCGTACAGGACGTTGGGCCGGCCGACTAGTGCAAGTGCAAAACTTGCCTCGTAACGAGATGAAGGACCTGGACCTTGCCCGGCAGCTTGTACGTGAAGGCGACCTTGAGATGGTAGAGATACTTTTCGGTAATGTACCTAATGTGCTGTCGCAGCTTATCCGGACGGCCTTCATTGCAAAGCCTGGACACCGGTTGCTGGTGGCGGACTTCTCCGCTATTGAAGCGCGGGTAATTGCGTGGTTGGCCGGTGAGCGCTGGCGGCTGGAGGTGTTCAGGACGCACGGGAAAATCTACGAAGCTTCCGCCGCGCAGATGTTCAAAGTGCCCATCGAGGCAGTGACCAAAGGCAGCGACTTACGACAGAAGGGAAAAGTGTCAGAGCTGGCGCTCGGCTACCAGGGAGGCCCCAACGCACTGATCGCAATGGGTGCGCTGAAGATGGGTCTGGCCGAAGAAGAGCTGCCGCGACTGGTGAAGATGTGGCGCAACGCAAACAAGGCAATCGTGGGATATTGGGACACGGTGGATAACGCTGCGCTGGAAGCCGTTGAGACCGGCGCACCGGTGACGATCAGCCACGGCATCCGCTTTCATGTGCAACACGACATCCTTTGGATCACGTTGCCGTCTGGTCGCAAGCTGGCGTACTACAGACCGCATATCGCTACCAACCGGTTCGGTTCACCCGCGCTGAAGTACTGGGGAATGGACAAGATATGGACCGTGCAGGATACCTACGGCGGCAAGCTGGTGGAAAACATCGTGCAGGCCATTGCGCGCGACTGCCTGGCCGACGCTATGTTGCGGCTGGACGCCGCCGGATATAAGATCGTTATGCATGTGCATGATGAGGTGGTGATGGAGATGCCAACAGGTAAAGGTTCACTGGAGGAAGTAAACAGCATAATGGGGCAGGCTATTCCCTGGGCGAAAGGCTTGCCGCTCACAGCGGACAGTTACGAGACTTCATTTTATAAAAAGGATTGATGTTGTCGATGTACGTGGATGGCCCTCTGAATACCCGGTATGTAGCGGAAATGATGGGCTTTCCGAAAAGATGGACGGAATTGCCTTTTCAAAATGGCGGTCCGAATCCTTAAGAGGATTTGGAAACGCAATCGTGCCACAGGTTACGCTAAAGATATTTGAGGCGATAGAACTTTTTGAAATGCTTTATTAAATGCAGCAACTGCTCAACATAACACACGACGGACAACTGGAGATAGCCACCGGCCGCAGCCGCAGGGAAACATCCTGGAAGAATAAGGATATACTTTGGTCGGAGCTGGTAGCAAAGGTCTCCACGACACACCGAACCAGCGAGACGTACAAGGAGTACATGGCTGCGAAAAGGCAGCGGCAGGATGAGTTAAAGGACCACGGCGGTTTTGTCGGTGGGTACCTGGCAGGCGGCAGGCGTAAGGCCGGCAGCGTGGTGCATCGGCAATTGCTAACACTGGACATCGACCACGCGCAGCCGGGTATGTGGGAGGATTTCTTACTCACGTACGCCAATGCTGCCTGTGTGTACTCTACACATAAGCACAGCCCTGACAGCCCGCGCCTGCGGTTGGTAATGCCGCTGGACCGGCACGTGATGCCAGATGAGTACGTTGCTATCAGCCGTCGCGTGGCTGGTCACCTGGGCATTGACAACTTCGATGATACCACGTTCCAGCCCTCGCGCCTGATGTACTGGCCCTCTACTTCGAAGGACGGAGAGTACTTCTTTGACTACCAGGATGGCCCATGGCTCTGTGCTGATGAGGTACTGGCGACTTACCACGACTGGCGCGACAGCAGCGAATGGCCCGTGTCATCCCGCGCGCATGACATTGTGCAGCGCGCTATCAAGAAGCAAGGCGACCCACTGGAGAAGCCGGGCGTGGTTGGCGCGTTCTGCCGCACTTACACCATCGCCGAGGCGATCAGCACCTTCCTTACCGACGTGTACGACGAGTGTGCCATGGAGGACCGGTATACGTATAAGGAAGGCAGTACATCCGCCGGGCTCGTTGTCTACGAGGACAAGTATGCTTACAGCCATCACGGGACCGACCCGGTGAGTGGTAAGCTGTGCAACTCCTTTGACCTGGTGCGGCTGCACAAGTATGGCCTGAAGGACGAGGACGCCAGGGAAGGCACACCAGGTAACAAGCTGCCATCGTACACCGCCATGGTGGAGTTCGCCGTGAAGGACGTAAAGGTCCGCAAGCTCCTGGGCGCAGAGCGCGTGCAGGATGCCTGGAGGGACTTCGAGGACACCGAGCTACCGGACGAGCCGATTAGTGATGAGTGGCTGGCGCAGATGGACGTAGATAAGAAAGGTAATTACCATTGTACCACCAACAACATCATGCTGGTGCTTGCCAATGACCCGAACCTGAAAGGCCGCATCGCCATGAACCTCTTTGAAAAGCGGGAGATCGCCTTGCGGGATCTTCCCTGGCGCAAAGTAACACCTATCACCAGTTACCTGACGGACACAGACGACGCCGGCATTCGTCACTACCTGGAGGATACCTACAAGATCACCGGCGTACAAAAAGTAAAAGATGCTATGGACCTGACGGTTAACAAGAACGCGTTTCACCCGGTGAAGGATTACCTGGAGGCACTGGAGTGGGACGGCGTAGAGCGCGTTGATACGCTGCTGGTGGATTACCTGGGCGCGGCGGACACGCCGTACACACGGGCCGTTACGCGCAAGGCGCTGGTCGCCGCAGTTACCCGCATATTCCGACCCGGCGCGAAGTTCGACTATGTGTTGACGCTGGTCGGCAAGCAGGGTATCGGTAAGAGCACCATTATTAAAAAGCTCGGGCGGCAGTGGTATAGTGACAGCTTCGGCACTGTGCAGGGCAAGGAAAGCTTCGAGCAGATACAAGGCGTGTGGCTGGTGGAGATCGGGGAACTGGCGGGCCTGAAGAAGGCGGAGATGGAGACGATCAAGCACTTTATCAGTAAGCAGGAAGACCGTTACCGCGTGGCTTATGGCCGGCGTACTGACAACTTCCCGCGGCAGTGCGTGTTCTTCGGCACGACCAATAATCGGGACTTCCTGCGGGATCCCACGGGGAACCGCCGTTTCTGGCCCGTAGACACGATGGAGCATACGCCCACAAAGGATACGTTCAAAGACCTGACGGACGACGAGGTGGGCCAGGTATGGGCCGAAGCCGTAGAGCTTTACCGGCAGGGTGAGCCCTTGTTCCTGTCAAAAGAACTGGAGGCAGAAGCCTTTGCCGTGCAGACAGAGCACGCGGAGGTAGACGAGCGCATGGGGCTCATACAAAAGTACCTGGATACCCTGCTGCCGGATAACTGGGAGGACATGGACGTTTACCAGCGTCGCGGGTTCCTGAATGGTGATGAGCTGGCAGCGCCGGGTACAAGATTGCGTACGCGGGTTTGTGTGGCAGAGATATGGTGCGAAGTACTGGGCGGTCAACAGAAGGAGATGAACCGCTTTAACACGAAGGACATACACGATATGCTGCGGAAGATCGAGGGGTGGGCGCCATATAAAACAAAGATCAAAACGAGATTATACGGCGTTCAATTGGGGTATGTGCGGTTGCAACAGACTGCGGAAGAGGTTGCCACCGTTGCATCAAAGTTGCCACGGACTAAATAGGTCATGCAACCTTTTAAACTCACTACGTTTATAGGTTTTGTAGGAAAGTTGCCACAGTTGCATCAAAATACTATAACTAAGTGAAAAGAAGAATTAGAGAGAAATATACATACACGTAACTCTCTAAACCCGCCCCCGCGTAATGCGTAAGAAATTCAGGCAACTAAGGCAACCGTGGCAACCGACAAAAACAAACGACAATGAACGAAAAAACGATAGAGCGAACATTACGGGAAAAGGTGAAGGCCGCAGGCGGTGTCGCGCTGAAGTTCTTCAGCCCCTCTTTCACAGGATTGCCTGACCGTCTTGTGCTGATGCCCGGAGGCCGAGTATGGTTCGTAGAGCTGAAAGCACCGGGCAAAAAGCCAAAGCCGCGTCAGGTCATAGTGCATACGATGCTACGTAAACTGGGCTTCAACGTTGAGGTGATTGATACGACAGCGGGAGTTAACGAATTTGTAAACAGGATCGCAGCATGAAGTACACACCCTGGCCATACCAGCAGTTTGCAGAGGATCACATCATCGACCACCCGGAAGCCGGGCTTTTCATGGAGATGGGTCTCGGCAAGACAGTGTCCACGCTGTCCGCCATCAACCGGCTGATCTTTGACATGTTCGAGGTGTGCAAAGTGCTGGTGGTGGCCCCGAAACGTGTTGCAGAAGATACCTGGACGTCGGAAGCGGAAAAGTGGGATCACCTGAAGCACCTGAAGATTTCCCGCGTGCTGGGCACAGAGGCACAGCGTATTATGGCGCTGCGTGCAAAGGCCGACATCTACGTGATCAACCGGGAAAACGTAGCGTGGCTGGTGGCACACCTGGGCGGCGCATGGCCCTTTGACATGTTGGTGATCGACGAGAGCAGCAGCTTCAAATCTCCGAAGGCGGCGAGGTTCAAGGCGCTGAAGATGGTGCGGCCGATGATCAAACGCGTGGTAGCGTTGACAGGTACGCCGCGGCCCAATGGCCTGCTGGACCTCTGGCCGCAGCTCTACCTGCTGGACATGGGTAAACGTCTCGGCAAGACGATTACCAACTACCGGGAGAACTTTTTCATCCCCGGTAAGCGTAACGGGCATGTGGTGTACAACTACAACCTGAAGCAGGAGAAAGACGAGATGGTAGGTGCGGACTATTACGAAAAGCTGGTATACGAGCGGATCGGCGATATCTGCATCAGCATGAAGTCGAAGGATTACTTGTCTTTACCGGAACGGGTTAACCGCACAGTGGACGTGAAACTGCATACGAAAGTGCGATCGATGTATGACGAGTTCGAGCGCCAGCAGGTCCTTGCACTGGAGGGTGAAGAAATATCCGCTGTGAACGCGGCGGCGCTGTGTACAAAGCTGCAGCAATTTGCCAATGGGGCTGTGTACCGGGAAGATGGTACCTATCACGAGGTGCACGACGAGAAGCTGGAAGCTCTTGAAGAAATCCTTGAAGCTGCAGATGGTCAACCGGTGATGGTGTTCTACTGGTTCAAGCACGATAAGGAGCGCATCGAGAAGCGACTGAAGGCATACAAGCCGCAGGAGCTGAAAGGGCCGGCCGACATCCGCAAATGGAATGAAGGATCCGTGAAATTACTGCTTGTGCACCCTGCAAGCGCTGGTCACGGCCTGAATTTGCAAGCTGGCGGCAATATCATCGTCTGGTTTGGCCCTATCTGGAGTCTCGAGTTGTACCAGCAAGCCAACGCGCGACTGGACCGGCAAGGTCAGACAAAAGCCGTAATTGTCCATCATCTTGTAGCGCAAGATACTATAGATCAGGATATTATAAATAGCGCTTTGAACAAAGCTATCGGGCAGGATGCCATGATGCGTGCTGTCAAAGCAAGAATTGTGAAATGGAGAGACGCGCAGCACGCTGCGTAATGGTGACACTAACAAAAGGTAACCACTAACAAAAAGTAATCAATGAAAGTAATTTCCCTCATAAACCCGCACAGTGGTTGTGACTATCACCGGGTGAAGCTGCCGGTAACTTACCTGCACAAAGCGGGGTTGATACAGGGCGTTGTTGCAGACAGCTTCGAGGCATCGCTGGAACAATGCGAAATCCTGCTTTACAACCGCCTTCCTTTCGGTCGGAGCCTCGAAACGATACTGGAGGCCCGAAAACGATACGGCTTCAAAATCGTGGTCGATCTGGACGATTACTGGCAACTCTATCCGGGGCATTACCTGGAAAGGGTATGGCAAGCGCAGCAGCTCGAAAAACATATCCTGCGGAACCTGACCATTGCAGACGCAGTGATCTGTACCAGCGACCGGTTGAAAGATAAGATCGAGCCGTATAACACGAACGTGTATGTTGTCCCCAACGGCCTACCGTTCGGAGATCTCCAGTTTACCCCAGAGCGTGCGCCGGGGCAGCGTATGCGGTTCATGTACTGCGGTGGCGGCTCACACTTTTGGGACGTGCGCCTGCTGGCTGGCGCTATGGACAAGCTGGCCCGGCACAACTTTGCCGGTGAGGTTATACTGGCGGGCGTTGCAGACGGCGTGAAGATATACCGAGATATGGCCGGCGTCATGAGTGCCCAAGGTAGGTTGAAGCATGCCCGTACGCTGAAGTACCAGGCACTTGACAGCTACATGGACCTGTACAATGACGGCGATGTGGCGCTGGCCCCGCTGGTCGCTAACAGCTTCAATTCCCATAAGTCCAACTTGAAGGTGATAGAAGCCGGCTGCAAGGCGATGCCGATCATCGTATCCAATACCGGGCCGTATTACGATGACGAGTGTCCGTATCTCATGCGCGTGGACAGTCCGGGCGAATGGTACAAGTGGATCAGGTTCTGCCACGATAACCCGTCCTTCGTTGAGAACAACGGCGGCTACCTGCATGAGTACGTGAAACAAAACTACGACATCCGCATCCTGAACTTTTTGCGGATGGAAGCTTTCGAGAGTGTAATGAAAACCGTGAAGTATGGAAAGAGAGCAGATAATCAACCAGTTCGTGAATGATCCCGAGTACCGGGACATCTGCCGGCATATCGCCGGTGACTATGCCGATGACCTATACCAGGAGCTGGTATTATTTGTGCTGGAAATGCCGGACGACAAGCTGCGCCGGCTGAATGAAACCTGCCTCAAGTGCTACTTTGTCCGGATGGCACAGGGCCAGTTCAACCGGCGCAATGGTGCGTTCTTCCGCAAATACCGGCTGGATGAACGGATGGTAACCGAGCACAAAGACGATATTCTGCAGGCGTGCCAGTCTTCCGCGCCGGATCCCGGCCTGGTGGAAAAGGTACAGGAGGTGATGAAGGATACCTACTGGTACGACCAGGGGTTATTCACCCTCTATGCCGAGATGGGCACTATCCGGGAAGTGTCCGCAAAGACCGGCATCCCTTCTGCGTCCGTGGCCGTTACGGTCCGGGACTATAAAAAGATTCTTCGTAAAAAACTGAAAAAGTATGAATGACTTGATGATCATCGCTGGGGCTGCATGCCTTGCGATCCTGTTCGTGGAAGTGGCCAATGTGCCACTGTGGATTAAAAAAGTGTTGTGGGGCGATCAGGCGTACCGCCATCGGATCAAGCCACTGGACTGCTCTCCGTGCCTTTCTTTCTGGCTCGCTGGATTTTTTTCCATTTTTTTTCACAAAAATCCGCTGGTCGTTCCGTGTATAGGTGCAATCAGTTCGATTTTGGCTGTTTTAATCATCAAACACATGAGTAAATGAGTTTCACAGAAGAACACAAAGCTATACTGGAAAAACATAAGGAGCACTGGGAGAGCTTGCGCGAAGTCCAGTTCATGCGCAATGTGGATAAGCCGGTGTTCGACGACCTGCAGCGTGTGCACAACGAAGCCATCGGTGTGTATTGGTTCAGCCCCTGGTGCTCCAGCTGCGTAGCCGACATGGTGCGCATACTGTATACGCAGTACGACAAGACGCTGCGGACAGAACCATCCGCGTTGGTCACTAACCCTGAAACAAAAAAACCTAATCGCAAACAACGCAGACATGGACAACAACAGCAGGTTTCCGGGGAATGACATCCATCCGACGGCGGTAATAGGCCCGAAGGTTATTATGGGTTCGGGCAACTACATCGGCCCGTATTGCGTGATCGGCATGCCGGGCGAACATCGCGGGAAGTGGGGCACCGATGCGGGTGTCGTTATTGGCAACGGTAACCGGATCACGGGGCACGTCACCATCGATGCCGGTATAGATTTCCCAACAAGGATATTCGACAACGTTATGTTGATGAAGCACTCCCATGTTGGTCATGATGCTGTTATCCAGCGCGGCGTAACGGTTGCATGCGGTGCCAAGATAGGCGGACATGCGGCATTGGGAGAGTATGTAAACGTAGGACTGAACGCCGTGATCCATCAACAGCATCGGGTGCACGCCTGGTGCATGATCGGTATGGGCGCCGTACTTCCGCTGAAGGTTACTACGTCTCCGGGGCATACTTACGTCGGCAATCCCGCGCGGAGTATCGGGCCAAATAAGAAAGCGCCCACTGAAATATTTCCCGCTAAACCGCAAAAACAGATTTCGTAGTTATGAAAGTCGCCATCCTGATGCTCTCCTACGAGCGGTACGATACATTGGTCCAGGTGCTGCCGAACAATCTGCAGAATGCAGGGTGTTCGGTGGATCTGTTCATACTCGACCAGGGCAGTAAAGATCCACGTGTGTTAGAAATTATCAGCTCGTTACGGAATGGGGATACTCTTCGCGCTGGTATGTGGCATTTCCGAAATGATAACATCGGCATCGCGGCCGGCTTCAACTACCTGCTGCGCCAGCATCCAGGCTATGACGCTTACCAGTTCATGGCGAACGACATCCTGGAGCAGCCCGGATGGGTAGCGAAAAAGGTTGAGTACCTGAAAGCGATCCCGGACAGTGGCATGGTATCCATACCCTGCGGTGATCACGGCTACCCCTCTCGTAAGGCTGGTGGCTTATGGCTGCATCCCGGTGACGTGATCGGGCAATTCATGATCAGCAGACAGGTGTACGAGAAGGTCGGAGCGTTCCGGGAAGATTTCGGTAAGTACGGTCCAGTGGACAACGATTACAACATCCGTTGTGCCAAAGCCGGGTTTACGAACTACTACCTGCCCGGTATGAAAGCTGTGCACCTGGACGACCACGCAAACGATCTGTACGGCTATGATAAAGCCGCAGCCGTGGCAAAGTCGTGGCCCGAGTTCATGGCTACGGTGAGCGATCAGGAATATTTCATTGCGCCGGAGGATTACAACATAAACGCAAAGGAGTATGTGTAGTAAGGTGTCACTTTCAAAGCAGCAGGCGATCAGCGCCATCGCAACCATCAGATATTTGCGCCGGGCCAAAGGATCAAAGAAACGGAAGGAGAAACGGTATTACTTCTGTCACGACTGCGACGCCTTCCATTTAACCAGTATGAAACAGTACAGACATGGCAAAGAAACATAAGTTCACACCGGAGCAGGTTGCCGACGTATGGGAGACCTACAAATATGAGGCGGACAACCGCGTAGTGGAAGAGGCGAGCGCCGGCAAGATCATCCGTCTGAAGCGCCCCCGTGTGTATACACTGGAATCATTTCTCACTTTCCTGGGGCTTTCTCGCCAGGCATGGAGTGAGTACGCAAAGCACCGGGCTTACCGCGACGTAGTGCGGGCTATCGACGAGGAAGTGTTCGCACGGAAGAAGGAAGCGCTGGTGAACCAGGAAGGTAGCACTACCGGGTTGATTTTCGATATGAAGGCGAACTACGGTATCAATGACAAGACGATCATTGACGCCAGCATTGACGGCACATACGTAGTGACGATGGATTTGGGAGGGCCGAAAAATGATAACGAAGGCACAGAAGAGGATAGCGTATAAGCGTCCATTCGTATACAACTATCAACGCAACATACTGGACGATCCGGCGCGTTACACCGTGACGGAGGCATCCACGAAGGTCGGGAAGACAGCTTCCCATATCATTTGGCTCTTTGAAGAAAGTTTGAAATTAAAGTTCAACCAGTCCGTCTGGTGGGTGGCCCCGGTGTATGCACAGGCAGAGATTGCCTACAACCGCATGAAGCAGCAGGTGACCAACCGGGGATTCTTCCGCGCGAACGAGACAAAACTGCGGTTGACCCTTCCCACAGGTGCGCATATACAGTTCAAGTCCGCTGAGAAGCCGGACAACCTATATGGCGATGACGTGTATGCCGCAGTGTTTGACGAATTCACCAGGGCAAAGGAACCAGCGTGGCACGCTCTCCGTTCTACGCTGACGTTCACGAAGGGTAGATGTAAGTTCATCGGCAACGTGAAGGGAAAAAAGAACTGGGGGTACAAGCTGGCGTTAAAGGCAAAGGCTGGTGATCCAGGTTTCAGCCACTATAAGATTACAGCGTACGACGCGGCGGCGGAAGGGCTGCTAAGCTACGAAGAGATCGAGGCGGCGAAGTCAGAGCTGCCGGAGCATGTGTTCCGGGAACTTTACCTCGCTGAAGCTGCGGACGACGGTAGCAATCCATTCGGGGCTGACCATATCGCGGCCGGGGTTAAGGTGATCAGCAACCTGCCACCTGTCTGCTTCGGTATTGACCTGGCAAAATCCGTTGACTGGACGGTGATTATCGGGCTGGATATAAACGGGGATGTGTGCTACTTCGAGCGCTTCCGTAAGGACTGGACGCAGACTACAGCCGCGTTAAAGGCGTTGCCAGACATAGCGATGTGCATTGACAGCACCGGCGTAGGTGATCCAATCGTAGAAGAGATACAGCGGCATCTCCAGTACGCCGAGGCCGTGAAGTTCACCCCGCACAGCAAACAGCAGCTCATGGAGGGCCTTGCCTGGGCGATCCAGAACGGGAAGATACATTACCCGGACGGTGTGATAAAAGACGAGCTGGAGAGTTTCGAGTTCTTTTACAGTGCCTCCGGCGTGAAGTATTCGGCCCCTGCCGGCTTTCACGATGATACTGTCTGTGCGCTGGCGCTGGCATGGCGGGCATTCGCTGCAGCGCAACATGTGGGGAAATACGATTTACGATAAAAACGATAACGATGAAAAAGATCATTGCAAAAATGTTCGGGCTCTATACAGACAAGCAGCTGGTGAGCTTTGGTAACTACCTGCTTTCTGAAAAGAGAGAAGGCCTTACCGGGTACCGCAACCGCCGGGTTGTGACACACGCAGATACCAGCAACTGGGAGTACGAACAACAAAACCAGTAACGATGAACGCAAAAGAGTTTATTGCCAGTAAAGGCAACATCACCGATCCTGATATCCGGTTTCTGAATGCCGGTGAAGTCCGGATCATTCCCCTGGAGGATTTGCTGGATGAGTACCTTGTCCAGGCACCGGCCACTGAAGTAAGCAAAGCGGCTGCGGAGGTACAGGCGGCTAAACCCCAAAAGGTTCCTGCCAAAACCAAAAAGAAGAAAACCTGATGTGGGAAACGATTACAGTGGGTAAGTTCCAGCAGCTCTATGACATCATCCAGGGGCAGAACTTTGACAGTGAACTGGACCGGCAGGTACATTTGCTTTCCTGTCTGGACGAAAGGCCGGTAGCGTACTATGAGGCGATGCGTGTGCAGGACCTACTGCAGGAGGTAAAGCGTACGGCTTTCCTGCATACAGGAGATATCCCGCAGGTTGAGCCGAAGCGATACCTGCGTGTAGGCGGCAAAGTGTTCCGGCCAGTGTACGATTTCCGGGATCTATGTGCAGGGCAGTTCATTGATGCAATGTCCATCGCGAAGACGCCGGAGGAACATGTATTGAACCTGAACCATATGCTGGCGGCGATCTGCCTTCCGGCGAAGCGGGGTATGCTAGGACGCAAGACGTTAAGATACGGGGATGTGCCTTTTGACGAAGTGGCCGAGGCTATGCTGGAGGCGAATATCTTGGAGGCGCAGGCAATCGCACTTTTTTTTTATCGCGCCTGGACAGACTTTTTAAAGAGTATGCCGGGCTATTTGGAAAGGAAGAAGGTGAAGATGACCCCGGCGGAGAGAGAGCTGTGGGATCAACTTTCGGCGTACGTTGGGGGTGGCTCCTGAATGCTACGCAGGTAGCAACGATGGAGGGCATCAGACTGGAGCAGGTATACGAATTATCCACTATCAACTTCCTCAATGACCTTGCCTACCTGAAGGATAAGTCCAAAGAGGAAAAAAGAATACACGACGAATGGCGACGGAAGCGCAGCGGCAGCAACAGTTACTAAGTAGCGGATGGCTCGACAAGATCGGCCAGGGCAATGACGTGCTGGAACTGGACCAGGTAGAACAGGTATTTGTAAAATGGATGGGACGGCTTGTCGAAGCCCTGCAAAAGAATATCAACAGTCCGAATGGAAAAGGCCAGGAGATCACGGCCAGCGGTGCGTTGTCCGAATCCATCCGGTTCGAGTATTCTAAAAACGGCGTAGGTTACCAGGGCGTAGTGTACATGGTAGACTACGCGGATTTCAGGGATAAGGGCGTGCAGGGGATTGGCCCAAACAGCAAGAACACCACCAGCCCCTACAAGTTCAGAACGGCTTTTCCGTCAAAGAACATGCAGAACGCGCTGCTGATGTGGGTACGGGAAAAGAACCTGCTTTCCGAGATCACCGCGCCAAAGGGCTTGTTGGGTAAGAATACCCGTAACTACCTGCGGAATAAAGACCGTAGCCGCCAGCTCGTCATTGCCCTAGGCAAGTCTATAAAGCAGCATGGTATCGAGGCTTCCAATTTCAAACAGGTGTCTGTGGATGAAATCCTGCAAGGTATGACGCAGGAGTTGGCGGAAGCCATGGTAGGTGATATCGTGTTAAGTATTGATACAGCAAAACTATACTGATGGCAATCACTCTCAATAGTACTCCCGATAAATTTACCCCGGCGTTCAACCCGGTGTACTTTTCCGTATCCTCTGACAATTACAGCCAGCCGGATTTCAAGTTTGTGGCTGATGTGTACGATGGAACCGGCAACCTGCTGGCCTCACTGAAGTACCAGGCCAACGTCCAGGGCAGCACGCCTATCAGCATTGATGTCAGCCGTATGCTACATGAGCTGGTAGGGCCTGACTACTGCAAACTGAATAGTGTGGTGAGCCCGGCCATTATAGTGAACAGCGGCGGTGCAATTGCCGGATACTCCGTCCAGTTCGGGGAGCAGTACGGCGGAGTGGTGTATGCCAACCTTACGAGCTTCAGCGGATATGTGTTCAACGGATCCATGAACCACTACCATTTTGCCTTTTACCAGTCCAGCGCGTGGCTGAACGAAAAGTTCCTGACCCCGCTTTCCCGGCAGACGGTGCGCAAGCGTGACAGCGTGATGCTGTCTATCCTTCAGTCCGATGCGGCGGCGATAACCAACTTTGCGGTGAACATCTTTGATAACGCCGGGGCCAGTCTCTACAGCACCACTATTACCAACACGCTGACGTCGTTGTCAGCTACCAATAACCGACTGCTGCATGTTCACTGCGGGTTTGATTATCTGTACGACCGGCTGGCATTCGGCAGCAGCGTATACAGCAACGCGGCGTATTACACCATCACACCAGCGGGGGGCACGGCTATGCGCTTCGACCTGTTCAGTCGCTGCGAGCGGTTCCCTGGCGTGCGGCTGTACTTCCTCAACGAGATGGGAGGCTTTGACGCGTTCAACTTCCTGTTACCAGAGCGGTATACACAGACGTCCGAAAAGAAGATTTACCAGCGCCAGCCGCTTAATAAGCAGACAGCCTATGACGCCACAAATAAGCGCTTCGAGGCCACCAACCGGGCATACTATGCGAAGTACACAGAAAAGCTGCGGCTGGCGTCCGACTACCTGACGGATATGGAGGCGGAGCATTTACGCCAGTTAGTGCCATCCCCGTTGGTGTACATGGAAAAAGACGTGGCGGAGTACGGCGGCACCGGGTTGGTGCTCGTCCCCATTGATATCAAGATGACGGACTACGCCCTGAAGAAAACTGCACTGGACAAGCTTTTTACCGTGGAGATAGACGTGGAGTTGACACAGCCAACTTACCGGCAGACGGTTTAATTTTAAAAAAGTTCCAACTTTTTACAAACAAAATCGCATTTCGTTCCGTGTATGGTTGATGATTCAATCAACTGTCATAGTAGAAGGGTATGCGCTGGACCTCCTGGAGGACATCTCCACGGACTTTACATACAGCATCCAGGATATCCGGGAGCCGGATAAACGTCGCACGGACTTCAGCAAGACCATTGAGCTGCCGGGCACGCCGCGTAACAACGCCCTGTTCGCGCAGATATTTGACATTAATGTTGAAAATGACTGGACGCCCAACCAGCCCAACATAGGTTATAACTTCAACCCAAACAAGACTGCGAAGACTGTCGTGCTAGTGGATGGTATAGAGGTGTTCCGGGGGGTGATCCAGGTGTTGAAGGTCCGGATTGAGAAAAAGGAAGTGCGGTATGAGACCTGCGTGCTCGGCAGGTTGGCTGACATCCTTTTCGCGATGGGCGATAAGAAGCTGAGTGATATCGATTTCAGTGATATGGATCACGTTTTAACTGTTGACGAGTATGCACCTAATCCGGACCCTACAAAAAATAAATTAAGTTTAGAACACATATGGGGTAATCCGCAAAGCTATCGTTTTACCTATCCCCTGATAGATTATGGCTTCAGTATTGATGGGGTTAATTACCCTATCCAGAACTTTGCACCAGCTATTTACGTAAAGGAGTATATCGACCGGATATTCGCTGCCGCCGGCTTTACCTACAACTGTCCTTTTTTTAGTTCCAGTTATTTCAAATCGCTTATCATCCCGACAACCACAAAGTATGATATCGGCTCCCCTGCGCAGGATGTAGATTATCTGGAACTTCGGACAATTACCGCAGATGAAGAAAATAGGCGGTCTTTTAACAACTGGCGATTTGTCACGTTCCCTTTTACTACTGTGGTGGATGGAAAAGACAAGTATGGTTGGCATGTCGGTACTAACCATGACATCACTATTACCAATAGTATTGATGTGTCTTTTCAATTCAAGCTAAACTTCACCTACAACAATCGAAAAGGGAGGGCCGCAGATATAATCGTAAAAACCAATGCAGATACACCCTTTGAACAGTGGGTATTAGTGGAGAGCGTTGCTCCAGACATTTATCACGATAAAATAATTGAGATTCCTAAACAACGTTTTGCTGCCGGCACTCGCATAACTATCGGGATTAATATGCCGGTGAAGGGACGTGTATATTGGCATGGTGCGGATAGATGGTATGCGCCGTCACCAGCAGACACTAGCCAATACCCCATTGACGTAGGTTCACAGGTCCGCATATTCGATACGCTGGCCCAAGATATTGCACAAAAGGACTTCTTTAAGTCCATTCTGCTGATGCATAATCTTTACCTGTTCACCGATGAGGATAACCCTAACAACCTGTTCATCGTGCCGCAGGCGTGGTTCTATAACACTTTTGCCGGCGACGCTGTGGACTGGACTTACAAGTTGGTCCAGGACCAGGAAATGGAGATCATACCTATGGGCGAGCTTGCAGCGCGTGAATACCTGTTTACCTACAAAAAGGACACGGACTTCTATAACGACCAACGGTACTTTAAAGTGTACAATGAGGTATACGGTCAGAAGAAATATACCGCCGATAACGACTTTGAGAAAGACACGCAAAAGATCGAGGTGATATTCAGTCCTTCGCCGCCGGTACAGAACCCTGGCAGTACACGGGTACTCGCCCACTACTATAAGGCTACAGAGGAAGGGGGCGCAAAGGAGCGCGACGCCTTCAATATCCGCATTTTGATGTATGGAGGGCTGAAGGAAAGCAAACAATATGATGACCATAATGCGCCGTACGCTAAGTGGACATTAACGGACTTCAACGGGAACGCGTTGAAGGATTACGTAAAATATCCTTATGCCGGTATGTGGGATGATCCCGTAGCCCGGTCCCGCGATCTATGCTTTGGCCCACCAAACGAGACGTTCTATTTCGTCAACCCTTACCCGGATGTTGGCCTGTACCGCTACTGGTGGCAGGGATTTACGCTGGAGATTACCAACAAAGACAGCAAGCTGGTCCGCGCCTGGTTCAACCTGTCTCCTGCCGACATTAACCAGTTGGATTTTAAACGGCTGGTAAAGGTGGATAACACCTACTTCAAGCTGAACAAGATCGAGAATTATAAACCGCTGGGCACCGAGCTGACCCGCGCGGAACTTTTCAAAACTGCTGTGAAGGTAGAGATCGAGCGCCCCGGCTTCATCAAATGGAGCGACGAAGGATACCTGCTGCACAGCGATGAATCACCCGCAAGAATACCAACCTCCTGATGGCAGACAAGAAGATAATACAACTGGACCCGGCGGCAGCGCTTACCATCAATGACCTGATGATGGTCTGCCAGGATGAAGTGACAGGCGAACTGTTACAGGCGGACCTGGGGGCACTCCGGGCTTTAGTACTCGGTGGGGCTAACGCCGGTGCGCGGATATACTTCACCTCCGGCGTTCCCGGCAATGATATAGGCGTTGACGGAGATGTAGCCTTTGACAAGTCCGCGAAGGACATCTACAGCAAAGTATCCGGTGCATGGATCCTGCAGGACAACTACGGCGCGCCGGATGCGGGTGTAGCACTGATCCGGTTTACATCTGATTACGGGACCGGTGGTCTCGCCGCAGATGGTTTGACCTACCAGAACAACGACCTTATAGACTGTGATGTGATCGGCGTCATGGTGGAGATCACTCCGCTGATCCGGGTTGAAGAAGTAGGAGTAGACGCGCCGGGCCTCGATGAATACGATTATGATGCCGGGACTGGCACGATAACTTTTGGCGCGGCCCTTCCTGAAGGGTTCCGCATCAGTATAACATACGCATTCTAATGGCAGCGGAAAAAGCAGAGATAGACGTAAGCGTCCAGCTTAGCGGCGAAAAGACGCTGAGCACTTTGAAGAAGGACTTGAAGGAGGCCCAGGGGGAAGCTCTTGCCGTATCCCGCCAATTCGGAGAAACCTCAAAGCAAGCACAGGAGGCCGCGAAGAAGGTTGCGATGATAAAGGACGAGATGTCCGATCTCAATGAACGCGTTAAGCTTTTTGATCCCGGTGCGAAGTTCCAGGTATTCGGCAACGTGGTCAACTCTGTAGCGGCGGGCTTTACTGCAGCACAGGGCGCCATGGCGGTGTTCGGTAGCGAAAGTGAAGATCTGCAGAAACAGTTGGTAAAGTTGCAAGGAGCGCTGGCGCTCACGCAAGGATTGTCCGCTATCACCGATAGCTGGAAAGACTTCCAAAGGCTCGGAGGCGTCATAAAAACGCAGGTCGTATCTGCTTTCACCACGCTGAAAGGCGCGCTCGCTGCAACCGGCATCGGCCTGCTGGTTGTCGCTATAGGCACGCTGATAACGAATTTCGAGGCGATTGAAAAGTGGCTTAAAAAAATCATTCCCGGCTTCGAGAGCTTCGGTGCAGTGTTCAACAAAATAAAAGCCATTGCCTTCGGTGCGTTCAATGCGATCACAGAAGGCTTTAGGGTCGTGTGGGACGTCGTGTCTAACATTTTTACTGGGGATTTTTCCGCGGCGGCGGATGCTGCCCGTAACGCCGGCGCGCGGATTGGTGCGGCGTATGCCGAAGGGTTTAATGAAGAAGTAAAGAGCCAGGCGGAAGACGCGGCTAGGGAATTACTGAATGCCCGCATCCAGTTCCAGGAGCGAGAGCTGAAAGTGCTGCAGGCAGGAGGTGAAAAACGTCTCGCCGAAGCGCGGGCGTTGGAACGAAAAATACTTGAAGAAAGGATACAGGCCGAGAAAGTAGGCACGCAGGCCCGGTTTGACGCCGAGGCCGAGCTGCGCGCATTCGATGCACGGGCGGCAGTTGAGCGCGAAAAAGCCGCAGAAGAGGTCGCAAAAAAAGCCGATGACCAACGGAAGCAAAACGCGCAGAAAGCATTGCAGGATCTTCAGGCGCAGCAAAACAGAGAATACCAACTTGCAGTAAGCCGCGGGCAGGATGTATACAATCTGAAAGCCCAACAGCTCCAGGCACAGCTAGAGTTGGCCCGGAAATATGGGTTGGATATCGCCGCTATAGAGAACCAGCAAAAGGACGAAGCTGTCGCAAGACAGGTCGCGCTAAACAAGACGTTGCAGGAAAACATTAAAGTATCCAATGATACGGGCTTGCAAAACCTTGCTACCGCTAACGCGGCGTTCAACCAGCAGGTAACGCAGGGTGCGACTGAAGGAGCAATCAAGATAGCTGAAGCCGAGAAGCAGAAGCAGGACGCCATGGCCTTGACGAATGAAGTCATGGGCAAGCTAACACAGAGCAATGATGAGCTTTCAGGTCTTCAAGAGGGGGCTGCTATCGCCCTGGCGTTCATTGTGAAATCTGCCGAGGAACAAAAGGTAGATGCGCTGGAAGCCACCCAGGTAGCAATGCGGGTTGCGTCCAAAGCGCTAGGCACGCAGTCCGCATTGGGTAAAGGGGTTGCTATTGCCAGCACGACAATCGATACAATACAGATGGGCGTTGCCGCATTTAAAGGTATGGTAGCTACTTTTCCCGGTCCCTGGGGGATCGCCGCAGGCGCTGCTGCTGCTGCGGGCGTGCTCATCAACGGGTTTGCGCAGGTTAAAAAGATACAGGCCACAAAAATACCGGGCGCGCCCGATTCTGGTGGAGGAAACGTTTCTGCATCCGTTCCTGCAGCTCCTGTCATCCCGCGTGTGCAGGGCGATACCGGCACAATGGTGCAGCAACTGGACCAGGTCAACAGTAACCTGCAGCAGCCGCAACGGGTGCAGGTAGTGGAGAGCGATATCACTAACACGCAGAACCGCGTGGAAGTTATTGAAAACAATGCAAAATTCTAATTCAATGGAATTACCAGTATACACGCTGACGATCAGCGACGACGAGAAAGATAATGCGGAAGTGAACTTCGTTTCGCTGGTGGAAACACCGGCCATCGAGCGAAACTTCCTTGCGTTCAGGAACCAGCAACTGTTCGCAATACAGGATGAAGATCAGCGAATCGTGAGCGGCCCCGCTATGGTACCCGACATGCCCATTTTCCGCAGCGATGAGAACGGGCAGTACTACGTCGTGTTCGATGCTGCAGCCATCGGTAAGATCGCCTACCGCTTTTTTAAAAAAGGATACCAGGCCAATATTAACACCAACCATTCCCCGGACGCTCTGGTAGTGGACAGTGTTTTCTTTGAAAGCTGGCTGGTGGATCGCGAGAAAGGTAAGGCCCCCATGAAGGGGTTTGAGGACCTACCGGATGGCACTTGGTTCCTGACCGCTAAGATCAACAGCCCGGATACCTGGACAAAAATAAAATCTGGCGAATATAAAGGGTTCTCCGTGGAAGGACTGTTTGAATATACCCGTGTAGCGAAAGTTGACCCCGAACGGGCATTACTCGAACAGGTTAAGGAGATACTGGACCAGATCGAAGATTAGCCCACAAAGCCCCGCCCTGCAAGTCTTGCGGGGTTTTTCTTTTAAAAAATCTATACAAAACCGCAACTGCTTCCGTGTACTGGTAGAAAAGTAGAATTATGACTACCAAAGAAGCAGTAATGAAACTGAAAGGCCTGATGAGCGCTGTTTTCAATTCCCAGGAGTTTGAAGGCGCAAAGCTCTCTGACGGCACCGCTATAGAATACACCGCCCTTGAAACGGGCGGCGAGCTGTTTGTCATCGATCCTGACGGCAAAAAATTGCCGGCGCCTGCAGGCGAACATGAGCTGGAAGACGGCCGCATCGTCGTAGTCGTTGAACCGGGCAAGATAGCCGAAGTGAAGGAAGCAGCGCCAGCCGCTGATCCCGCTGAGCAGGAAATGGAAGAACAAGCCCCCGACTACGCCGCACAAATCACCGCGCTTCAGGAAGAAAACGCCAGCCTAAAAACCCGGCTTGACGCACTGGAGAAATCAAGCGCAGCTTTCAAGAAACAGACCGGGGAGTTGCTTACGCAGTTCCAGGCAGCGCTGGAAGCTATCGCGGAAGAGGATACGGCGGATCCTGCAAACCCTCCAAAACAAACACTGTTCAGCGAACAAAAAGACAAAAAAGCAACAGGCTTGCAGCGCTTCAGCGCTGGGCTTGAAGCCTACAAAAAGAAACTGGAAGCCGAGAAGGCGCAGAAATAAACCAACAACCAACCATTAAAATTTTCAAACTATGGCATTCGACGTATCAGCCTTAGCTAACTATACGAAGGAGAACGAAGCCCTGCTCGTTACTTCCAGTGTTTTCAATGCGAAAACGCAGAAGCTGATCCAGGCACAGGGCAACGTGCTCACCGGCGTGAAGTCTGCGGAGACGATTAACCGGATCGACACCGACGCCGTATTCCAGACAGGCGGTACCTGCGGCTGGAACGCTTCGGGCACTACTGCTATCACGCAGCGCGTACTGACCGTGGGTAAGATCAAAGTGCAGGAGGCGCTTTGCCCTAAAACGCTGGAAAGCAAATACACGCAAAAAGCGCTGGCGATCGGTAGTAAGTACGAAAAAATCCCCTTCGAGGAAGAGTACACTGACAAAAAAGCTGCGCGTATTGCGGCTCAACTGGAGGTTGCCATCTGGCAGGGGGATACCAACAGCGGGAACGGCAACCTGAACAAGTTCGACGGCCTGATCAAGATCATCGACCAGGCATCCGGCTCCGTGGTGCACGCCAACAGCGCCACCTATATGAGTGGCGCGCCTTACGGTTCTGGTACCGTGATCGCAGGGGACGTTGCCCTGGCAATCGCTGATGGCATGTATGCCGCCATCCCCAACAATATCATCGACAAAGATGACGTCGTGATCTTCTGCGGATGGGACTTTTTCAAAGCATACATCCTGGCGCTGAAGTACAAAAACCTGTACCACTATTCACAGGAGGACGACCAGTCCGGAGAGCTGACCATCCCCGGCACCAACTACAAGCTGGTCGCTGTGCAGGGGCTCACTGGTACCAAACGCCTGTTCGCATTGCGGATGTCCAACATCTTCCTCGGCACTGACATGCTGAACGAGGAAGAAAAATGGGAAATCTTCTTCGCGAAAGAAGCTGACGAGGTTCGCTTCTCCGCAGAGTGGAAACTTGGCGTGCAGGTAGCTTTCCCCGACGAAATCGTGGAGTTCTCCCTGGGCGCAGAATAACATATCGGGCCGGTCAACTGCCGGCCCTTTCTATAACTTTTTAAATCCAACACCATGCCCTGCAACCTTACGCAGAACATGATCATCGATTGCCGGGATAGCATCGGCGGCTTGAAGGAAGTGCTTTTCATTGAATTTGAAAATGTGGAAGCAATCACTGAAGCGTCAGGCGTGGTAACGGCGGTTACTGTTGCGACCGGCAAGCAATTCCGTAGGTACCAGGTGCCGAAGGAAACTTCTTTCTGGACGCAAACCCTCAACAGCAACGTGCAGAACGGATCCTTGTTCTACCAACAGGAACTTACCGTAGTCGTGAACAAGATGCAAGCAAACACTCGTAACGAGCTGTCCTTGCTTGCCATGAACCGTCTTATCGCCATTGTACTTGACCGTAACGATAAATACTGGCTGCTCGGACGCGAAAACGCTCTGGATGCAACCGCAGGCGAGGACGGCAGCGGTACGGCCACTGGCGACCGTAACGGGTTTAGCCGCACGTTCACGGCGATGGAGCGCACAATGGCGTTCGAAGTTCAATCCGGTATCATAGAAACCCTGCTTTCCCCAGCGGCATAACTATCATATCCAACAGCGCAAAGGCCCGGTTCACACTGGGCCTTTTTTATAGAAAAATTTTCACAAAAAATCGGACTTCGTTCCTTATAGGTGTGTATGATCTTAATCCAGCGAGGCGAAACGGCAAACGTGATCGTGACAGCAACTGAAAAAGCGGTACTGACGCCCACACGATTCACAATCACATTCACTCATGACCTGACGAAGGACACAGTGGTGTATGTGGACGCGCAAGATGTTAGCCCCTCCCCGGAGCGATACAACGAGTTTGTGCTGAATCTCCAGGATTTCGACGATTTGGATAACGGTTTTTATTCATACGAAGTGCGCGACCAGGAAAACAATCTGCTGGAGGCAGGTAAAATGAAACTGGAGGGGGTGAAAACGTCGCCAGTGCAATATCAGGACACACCAATCAATTATAAGACGTATGGAGAGTAAGGAGTTGGGCAACGGTATTGTGATGTTGCAGTTTGAGGACGCAGCGCAGCCGGTCTTTGTTGAGAAGAAGGGCAAACCCTACATCTATTACGGTGAAAAGAACGACTATCCGCAATACCTCCTTTATCTCTACAACAATTCCGCGAAGCATAGCGCTATCATCAACGGGAAAGTGGACTACGTGTGCGGCAAGGGGTGGGTTGCTGAGGATGAAACAAACTCCCTGGCGCAGACTTTCATCAAACAAGCCAACGCCAAAGGGGAAAGCCTTAATGAGGTGACCGATAAAGTGGCACTGGATCTTGAGATATTCAACGGTGCGTACCTACAAGTCGTATGGAACCGGATAGGCGGCATTGCAAGCGTATATCACGTAGATTATTCGTCAGTTCGTAGTAATGTCGACAACTCCCGCTTTTTCGTAGCGGATGACTGGGTGATATACAACCCCGATGGTACTTATAAAATGAACAATCGGGTAGAGCCGAAGGAGTTTGCGGCGTTCAACCCCTCCGCGCGTAAGGGCACGCAGATCCTTTACGTAAAAAAATACCATCCGGGCATCGACATATACACCCTCCCGACCTATCGCGGCAGCATTACGTGGATTGAGGTAGATATTGAGATAGGTAATTACCACCTAAACAATGTGAAGGGGGGCTTTTTCGCCAATAAGCTGATCAATTTCAATAACGGTAAGCCAACACCGGAGGAGCAAGAGAAGATTGAGAAGCTTTTTGATAAAAAATTCGGTGGTGTCCGAGGGCGGAAGTACATGCTGGCCTTCAACGCCGATAGTTCAAAGGCGACATCGGTTGTAGACCTGTCCATTTCTGAATCTGACAAGCTATTTGACCAGCTGAACAAGACTACACAGCAGGAGATTTTCACGGGGCATCGTATCACCAGCCCTATGTTATTCGGTATAAAGACAGAAGGGCAGCTCGGGGGGCGTACAGAAATCCGCGAAGCATCAGAGCTTTTCCAGAATACCTACGTAAACGGGCGGCAACAATGGCTGGAGAAGGTTTTTAACATGCTGGCCCGGTATAAAGGTGTTGACACGCCATTAACCATCCAGCGGACGGAGCCTATCGCGTTCGAATTTAGCGAAGCTGTACTGTCCGAGATCATGACAAAAGATGAAATACGTGAGAAGGTCGGTTTGGCTCCGTTGGTGCCACCTGCTCAACCTTCCGTGTCCTCTACTTCACAGTTCAGCGCGCAAGAGGACGCCCGCGACGTAGAGGTATTTGCCTCTTATGGAGTTTCGCGTAGCAGCGTCAAGGTAGTGAGGTCAAAGAAAGTAATGTTTACATCCGACGAGGATGAGCAATTACATTTTGCGGCAGAGGCGGATGACCTGTCAAAGCTCCAGGCGAAAGTGCTCGACTTGCTCATAAAAGACCCGCGCGCGACTCCTGAAGTTATTGCTAAAGCGCTGGTGGTAAAGGTAAGCGATGTAAGAACGGCGATTACTGCGCTGGAGGACATGGAGCTGATAAAACCAAAGGAGGTCACTTGGCAGGACGAAACGGTGATCGAAAGAAAGCCGGTTAAAGACGCAGCAAAGATCATCAGCGAACAGCAGCCGGAAACACGAAGCATAGAAGTGCTTTACTCTTACGAGGGGCCGAAAGACGATAAAAACAGGCCGTTCTGTGCTAAGATGCTGGAGCTGGACCGACTGTATAGCCGTAAAGAGATCGAACAGATATCGAATAGGTTGGGGTATTCGGTGTGGACGCGGCGCGGCGGGTGGTATACGATACCCGGGACGAACGAGCACAGGCCATACTGCCGTCATTCCTGGATGAGTAACGTGGTTGTAAAGAAAAGGCGATGAGCAAGAACATACTTTTCATATCAGAGCAAAAGCTGAAGGACAGCAGCTTTCTTTCGGATAACGTGGATCCGAAGCAGTTGCTACCGACGGTGAAAGCCGTGCAAGATCGGTACATCCTGCCCATGCTCGGCACTGGGCTGTACAACAAGTTGCAGCAGCTGGTAGACAGCGGTACAGTTCCCGCTGGCCCATACAAAGTTTTGTTAGACGACTACCTGACGGACGCCCTTGTCTGGTACACGTTGGGAGAAATGCCCATGCCGCTGGTGTACAAGATGGTAAATAAAGGAGTAGTAACGCGAACCGGAGAGACGATGCAAGTTGCTTCCTTCCAAGATGCACAGTCCGTTATGAACTACTGCCGCGACTACGCAAAATTCTACGCTCAGCGTGTGATTGATTACCTCTGTGCTCATTCCGAGGATTATCCGGAGTATATAAACCCTGGTAGCACTTCTGATACTATCCACCCTGACCGTACGCAGTACGACTGCGGCATTTATTTAGGACAAGGGCACTGTGACGACGGACGGACGATGGAGGAAAAGTATCAGGGAAACAGTTACCGATTACCGTAAACCATTATAACAATGGCATATAAGAAGAACGAGAAAAAACTACTGACATACTTAAAAAAGACAGGCCGTGACGTTAAACCAACTGGTAAACCTGCTAAGAAAGTTCGCAAGCGATCATAAGCAGCTCAATGACTTCGGACAAGGTGACCTTGCAGAGATCTCAGCGAGCACTGACCAGAAGTACCCGCTGATGTGGGTATACTTCGATACCACCAATTACCGGGCCAACGAACAGGTATACCCCTTTCGCATTATCCTGATGGACCTGATATACCAGGATAAGTCAAATGAACTGGAGGTGCAAAGTGACATGCTGCAAGTAGCGCAAGACCTGTGTGCATTCATGATTGATAACCCTGATTTCGACTTCATGGCAAACAAGGATGTTCCCATGAGATTTTTTACAGACCGTTTCACAGACCTGGTGGCTGGTATTGATATGACCTTAACCGTCCGTGATCCAAAACCTTTAGACCGATGCGTTATACCTGGACTTTGATTTTTACTATTTTTTGTTTTGCGGCTTCAGCGCAATGGCGACCTTTGCAGCCTTATTTCATGAGGTATTACGGGCTTCGAGCGGATAGTGCGATACAGATACCTCGGGACACTATAGGTCCTGCGGCGGATTCGGCGCTACTAGGCTATAAAAGCAGGCAATTGTGGTACAAGACCGATACCGGCTGGGTTCAAGTGGTGAGTAGCCGTTATACAGACAGTATATACTTCGATGGATATCAACAGAGCTATAACAAGTATCACGCAGCAGAGGGGATACTAATCTCGTTAAATGGGGATACAGTTATTAATATATTCCGGTTGGACAGCGCATTTACTCATGCTGGCGGGAAAGGTCAGATCGTGAAAAGATTGAGTTATGACAATGGTCTTTCATGGACAGTTCCGGAAGTTATATACGACAGTCAATATGATGATCGTAACATCAGTGCGGGAAAGACCATATCGGGGCGAATTGTGGTAATATTCAGAAGGTACAACGGCACTACAGTTAGCGGCAACAACATAGATCAAGGACGGATCTACTCCGATGACGGCGGTATTACATGGTCGGCTTACTCCACAATATCCAGCTTGCTCACTAATCCGGCGCCCTTCGGTAATATCGTAATGGGTGGCGATGGAGCGTATTATAGCAACTTTTATGTGTTGGGGCGTTCCAGGTTAATCAGGTCAATAGACGGAGATTCGTGGACTGAGACAACAGATATATTTAATTTTACGGACACGCGAATACCGAGTGAAACCGTGCTGGCATCCGCAGGCGGTAATAACCTGATCGCCTTATCCCGTGACGACAGTAGCCCCGATAGTAGCTACTTCCAGCACGTGTCTATAGATAATGGCGTTACCTGGTCATACTCTGGGCGCACCAACATGAACAGCGGTCTACGCTATGTGAATAACGAACCTCCAGCTATACTCTATGACACAGCCAGACAGCTTTTGATCGCTATCTCCACCTCTCGAAATCACACAGTGAATGCTCCTTATACGGTGAAGGAGGATAGTATGTTTGTATATTTGAATCATCCGTCTGACGTATTATCCAACCCCACAGGATGGAGTAAAAAGATAGTGATAGGGCGTCCTGCGCCCTCAACGCCCACGTTATATGGGTATCCAAACCTATGCCGGGTGGGTTCTGGCAACTATCTCGGCATAGTTACAGAACTGGGATTTACTGGCTATTCAGCATCTGATAGATGGGGCGAAGAATTCGCAGCACTTTTTCAATTCGATTTGAACGTTGATCAGAGCGTACTGCCAGGCGCATCTCGATACAGTAACACGGTTGCGGCTATGAATCCAATAACTGGTCGATTTGACTATAGAACAGACCGCGTACTATTTGGGGATGGTGCCGACAGTATATCATTCTTCCGGCGTAACAGCACCATGAAGCTTGGCGGCATGGCCGCTGACCCTAACAGAGAAGTCCTTTCAATAGTCAACGGAAGTGGATCACCTATTTTCCGCGCCAACACAAATGGACAGGTAAACATTGGTTTCCCCTCCCCAGCATCTCTCGGGGCTAATACTAATATTAGAGGGGAAGTTCGTTTTTTTTCCAGTTCAACAGGATTGGAAACGATCCGCCTCACCGGCACAGGTCGAATCGGTATTGGCAATGATCCAGCCTACCCCTTGCACGTTACAGGGGTTGCTGCATTGGGCAACACATCGAGAGTTATAGGGACTGGAATCGGCGCGGCTAACACTGCTATGCTATACTTCACGCAATCAGACGGCACAACAAGGATGGGGTACTTCGGTGATGGAAGTGGATCTACTTCAGACATTAATATTGTGGCTGATCTTGGAGAGCTTACTCTGAGCGCTGCCAACGGCATCAGAGCCAGCCGCGTCCTTCACAAGCCTATTATAGCCCCATCCGGCAACTTAACATTGGATGCTACACATTCTACAGTGAGGGTGACAAACTCTACGCATGTCATAACGTTGCCCGCAGCCAGTACGTGTGTTGGGCGCGTATACACGCTAATTAATTATAACACCGGAGGCAACGTGACAATCAGTAGCGTGAACCGTGACGGATCTGCGACGACATCACTCCCTAATAATGCAAAGTGGGTTGTGCAGAGCGACGGGACTAACTGGTATGTAATTCAAGATTAAAACACCAACTATGGAAAAACTGACACTACTAAAAGAACTGTTGCGCAGGCTGAGCACTGAAAGCCCGGACTTTTTCAAGAAGATAAAAAACTACTCCCTCTACGTTGCAATCCTTATAGGTGTTGCACTTGCTGGCGAGTGGCTGGAAATATACGTGCTGCCAGGTAAGTTATCGTCCGTATTATGGGCAGTGCTTACGTACTTCCTTGGTACCGGCACTACGGCTGCATTGCCAACGAAGAACCCGGAAGATCTGACTGAATCGAAATACAAGCTGTAGCAGAATGGATATAAGGAACATAAGAATGAACCTGATACAGGTCGCCGTGCTGGTTATCCAGACTGTTACGGTGGTGTGGATCGTTGGCAAGCGTGACGGTAAACTGGACAACGTGGCCGATTCCACAGCTCGGATAGAACGCAATCAGGAGAGAGAGGCGGCGGATAATAAGATATGGAAAGCAAAGATTGAGGCTGATCTGGCTGATCTGAAGGTACGTACAGCGCTGTTGGAAGCGCGGATAAACAACTATGTAAAATGAGATATGTATTATTCATATTGCTACTGTTCGGCTGCAAGTCCACTGAACGCCTCGCCGCTGAGCGAGCACAGCAAGAGCGCGATCTGCTCCGCAGCCTCCAAGGGCGCTACGGCGACAGTACAATCCTTGCATTCCCGTTGACCGTACCGGGCGGCATGATCACGATTACGCAGCAGACCCCTTGCCCGGACTTCGATAGCGGGGCCGTGAAGTCATCCGCCGGCGTACTGACTGTTACGGCGCGTTGCCCGGATAAGGAGATCAACGTGGACAGCCTGATCCGTAATAACGCAGCTTACAAGGCCGCACTGGTAGGTCGAGGGTTGGCAGAGGCCCGTGCTGATAGCCTGGAGATTGTTACAATACAGCAAGCCGTGAAGCTTGACCGGCAAGCCATGCAACTGAAGTGGTTTTACGGTGTTGCCATTGCCCTGCTTAGCATCGGGCTGGTATTGCTGTTTGCCGGTGGTAAGCTTTCATTCATCACAAAATTGTTTAGGTAATGGCAGACTTCAACTTAGCAATGGCTTTGGTGCGCCATCACGAAGGAGGGTACGCAGATGTTCCTGGCGACAGGGGCGGTGAAACATATGCCGGCATCACTCGAAAGAATCACCCCGGCTGGCCTGGGTGGGCTGCAGTGGACGCGGCAAAACCCCTGCGTTGGAATGCGATCGTGCCTAATGCGGAGCCCCACGTCGCTCCATTTTACGAACAGCAGTACTGGCGGAAGATAAAAGGCGATGCTATCACCGACCAGCGGGTGGCCGCTTTCCTGTTCGACTGGTATGTGAACTCTGGTACTTGGGCGCTCCTGCACGCACAGCGGGAACTAGGTTTGCACGATGATGCAGTTATAGGGCCGAAGACGCTGGCGGCTATCAATATGGCAGGGACGGAACTTTTCGACCGGCTGAAGGCCCGGCGCATTGCTTTCGTGCGTAATTTGGCAAAAGCCCCTTCACAGAAGAAGTTCCTCGCTGGCTGGTTGCGCCGGGTAAACTCTTTTTAGGATAATTACTAAAAAAGTTAGTATTTTGAGCGCATGGACACAGAGTATACTGCAGTTGTTTACGTGCCGCTCCCGGTTACTTTTTACTTTAAAGGCCCAAGTTTCGGCTGGGGCGTAGCCTTTAACGGTGATCGATATTTGACTTTCAAGAAAGTGGATGGCGTGTGGCAACCGACCTTCAACAAGCTACCAGCTTGGCTTACATCCGATGATCTGGATGCCCTACGTGAGAAACTTGAAGAGATGCTAAAAAACTCATCGTTTCCCTCGTATATGTGTTAGCTACGGGATAAATAAAATATTACAAATCCTTAACAAAATTTTTGTTATGCAGTTAAATTATTGGTTATCAAGTATTTATTGCTATAATAGTGGAGCCCTCAGCTCCACAGATTATAGAGCTGAAAAGCCGCCATCATGGCGGCTTTTTCTTTTGTAGCAAGGCTATAGCCACTTTCACAACCGCACATCACACTACGCATTTCCATTACGTTATCATTGCCTATTTTCACAACTGTATCACAAACTTTTTCACAGATGGCAATTGTTAAAGTAAAGTTGATGGAGCAGTACCAGCGTAAGGATGGTACCCATGCAGTAGTTATTTATGTGTACGAGATCAAACCGCAGTACGTAGGGACCGGCTATCATGTGCGGCCGGAGCAATTTAAGGACGAACAGGATAAATGGATCCGCAAACACCCTGATGCCGTGATTATCAATGCCCGGATTGAGGATAAGCGGCGCGAGGTGCTGGAGGCGATTGTGCCCGGCGTTGGCTACGTCCATGGCTACAAATCCGGGCATAACAATGGTAATTTTTGCGACTATATCCGGCACAGGGGAGATCAGTACGGAAAAGCTTTGCAGGAGGACATGCGTCTCAAATGTTACCGGTTGGCGTTTGAGCTGGCCCAGGTCAAAGGAAGGGATATATACGCCCACGAGATTGACGCGGACTTTATCAGGGAGTTCAGGATATGGTGCCAAACAGAAAGAGTAGAAGCAAACGGCAAGGTGAAAGAGGCGAACAAGAATAACACAGTAATGCGGAAGATAAAGAACCTGCGGTACCTATATAACCAGGCAATTAAGGATAAAAAGGCGTCGGCCCCAAACCCGTTCAACGACGTAAAGCTGAAGTTTGACAAGGTTCCCCCGAAGAAATTAACGCGGGAGCAGGTACAAGCAATTGAGGTTTTACCCCTGACATCCGGTACCACCATCGATCATGCGCGTAATGCTTTCCTGATATCTTTCTACTGCCAGGGCATGCGTTTTGAAAAAGTATGCCTGCTGAAGTGGGAAGATGTGAAGGGGGAGTATATTGAATACGAGAACAATAAAGGCAGCAAGCCCCGCTCATTGAAGATAACACCACAACTGCGAATGCTGCTGGACAAATATAAGGGCGCAGGTACACCCTACATCCTGCCGTTCCTGAAAAAGGAAGTTCGGGATAAAGTACATCTGCGGAACATGAAGGGCTCGGCCAACGCCATCGTTAATGAGTTCCTAAAGATAATAGGCGACATGGCTGGCATCCCCGACCCGCTACACTTCCACAGGGCACGGCACGCATTTGCCTATATCGCAAAGAAACGCGGGGTATTGGTGTCCGTTATCAGCGATTCCCTGGGCCACTCGGACGCTAAGATAACTGAAGACTACCTGGACAGGCTGGACGACGATTTTATCAATGATGCTGTAAGCGTCGTATGGGAATAAAATTTCAGGAAGTACTGAAAGTTTCGTAGTTTCGGTATAAATTGTGCTGTATGAGACTTCCAAAGTTTTTTCGTGAATTGACGCCCAGGCACTTCATTATTCTGCAAATACTGGTTATCCTTCAAGCAGTTACCGGAATCGCTGCACTAATTCTAGCGTTAACGCGGTGACCCCTGTTGCGGTGCCTAGGATCGCCCCAACGAACGTCCACCAATACGTTTTCTTCATCCACTCCGACACTACTACGTCCGCGCGTAGCTTCCGCATGGTGAGCTCCTTTTCTTCTTCAAGCCGCTGTTCCTCGGTCTGCAGACTGGCGAGATATGTGCGGCCTTGTTCTGTCACTTTCCAAGTGATAGGTTGGGCATCTCCCATATCTCTTATGTATCCTAGGTTTTCGAGTGTTTTAAGGCGTTCTCGTAGATGTATTTTTCCCAGCTCGGTATCAATTTTAGGAAACGCCAACATAACATTACCGAAAGTAACTGGATGCCCATAAGACGCAATGGCCTTTAGCACTGATATATTATCAACTCCGTTCATATGGAGAGATTTATTGTCCTAACAGTTTCTTTTTTGCAGCATCGTATTCTTCTTGTGTGAGCGCACCGGTATCCAGCATATCTTTCAATTTTTTGAGCTCGTCCGCAAGAGAAGATTTTTTATTAGCCGTGCTATTCTCTTTTTGAGTAGTTACATTTTCAGAATCCGTATATCTAGGCTCATTAGCAAGCATTAGACTTGCAATACTAGAGATAACAGCTTGTTGCTTCTCTTTTATCTTATAATCATAAGATGGTATCCTTAAATCCGTTACCTTATTTTCGGATAAGGCCTTTACCTGTTCCGAATTTAAAATTGAGTAGAAGGCTAAGACTTCTCCGCCTGAATATAATTTATAAGGACCAGAGTATCGTAACTCGAACGGTTCACCATTTTCAAAAAGTAGCGTTACTGTACTTTCATTTTGCTTCAAACTACCGACACGACCCCCTGATGGAAAGTTTAAATACAAGCAGAATTGGTAAACCTTATTTTTGGGGTCATTAAAAATAGCGCCTTGGGCGGAAACTTGAGATACGCCTACATAAGACACTACAGCCTCTTTGGACGTTAAGATCGTCTCTACTCCATTGAATTTATCTATTTTTCGCTCTTTGATGGTTTGCCCTGCACAGACAATTGGAGCCAGTAACAAAACGAATGATAAATTTTTCACGGGTATGATTTTTAGGTTAGGAATGCACTGTATCTGCGTACAGCTTTTTATTTATTAACAGTGGATATAAAGTTCATTACGCAAATTGGAAGCGCATGGCGCGCTGATTTTTGTATCGTTCAATTATCAAAACCTATGGCTATGAAGAAGAACACAAAAACTCCTACTACAACTGTTCCAGATCGGCTAACGCTATGTTGGTATCTCGCTCCATTTCAGCAATCACCTTGTCTTCAGGCATCCCCAAACGTTGCGCCTCCAACTTCACTACACGGTGAAACAAGACTTTAATTAACGCCCTCTCTCGGTTCAGTACATCGCCGGGCAAAGAGGGTTTAATAAACTTGCCCTCCAATTCATCTCTAAATCTGGATTTAAAATTATCAATGTGATCTTTTTCGACCTTTCCTGCTGTCCCTATCAATGTAGAGAAGTAAGGTCGACTGTAACCCAATCGCTTCGCAATTTCTTCGTTGGTTAGTTTACCGCCAGCTTTTTTGCTATTCAATTTCACAATTTCCACTAACTCTCGCAGTTCATTTTTGAAATCCATCTAACAAAAGTTGTGTATTATTTTATAACATCAAAATGTTTTGTGGCAGTACATTTGTAAGAAAATCTTACATATATTTGTATCACACACAACAAAGATACACTAGCACCCACGTATTAACAAAAGATATATGCAGAATAAGCACAGACCAATAATTGACTATGCGAAGGCTAATAAAGCGCTTGATGTAGAATTAGCCAAGCTGCAAACAGAACGGATAAAGCTTTTGCAGTCACTCTCTAAAAAATTAGACCTGGGGGCAAAAGTTGGTTACGCGATAATAATAGCAGCTCTTGTGGCTTTGTCTGTCGGCATTTACTTAGGGGCAACGCCTAATCAAGGAGACAATAAGTGCCGCAACTGCGACAAGGACAGAAAGACCGGAGAGAAAGTAAGGAACCCAGAAGTATCTGTCGTTCTTCCTGTTCACGCTTATTAATGTTTTCTCTAGCTCAATCTGTCTTTGCTTGTCTTCATGCTCTTGCATGCCTTGAAGTCTGCTCATAATTAATTTTTCTACACAATATACAACATATCATATGCAGGATAACACGCACATAACAAAATACTACACGATCAACCAAATAGCCGAGTTGCTGAATGTGCACGCGAACACCGTGGCAAAACTGATCAGGGAACGGAGCATTACAGCTGTGAAGGTCGCAGGCGTATGGCGAGTGTCGCAGATAGCTCTGGATAAATACATCGATTCTCGTACAGTAAAGGCAAAATAATGATCGAAGTAATAGACTATACCATCGATGAAGATATGTCCCTGTTCATTGCCTGGGACCGTGACGGGGATCCGCAGGAGGACATCACAATATCTCGCAAACAGTGGTGTGATCTGCTGATGGACCTAGGGTATATCGCGGACTTCCATAACGAGGGACATGTTGCCGTCGAGGTAGACGGGCAGAAATACTGGATGTCCTTTGACCAGTGGGTGGCTGATGATATGTGTGATAGGGTAGCGCTGGACCTTCTTCAACACATGAAAAAAGCCTCCACGACAGGAGGCCTCTGATAAACATAAATATTCTTTAAAGCAATCTAAAGTTATGCAAAATTATCAACTCCCCGAGGGAAAAGTTCTTGTCCTGCGATCCTGCAAGCCCGACATGACATCAAAAAACGATTTCGCATGGCCGGAATCCGGGCCTGTCTCCTGCCCCGACTGGCGCGACAACGCTGAGTGCGGTAACGGTCTTCACGGTTGGCTGTGGGCACAGGGTGACTACGATCTGAAGTACAAAGATGTTGGCGCAAAGTGGCTGGTAGTTGAAGTAGATGCGCAAGATGTCCGTCAACTCAACGGGAAGGTAAAGTTCCCCAAGGGGAATGTTCTTTTAACCGGCAATTTCCGGACTGCTTACGATGCAGTGATGAAGCAGTTCTGGCTGAAGCATGCAGCAGAGCTGCGCGCCATGGTCACTGTTGACAGCAACGCTACCTACAGCAAAGAAGATGGAGTAAGCGTGAGCACAACGGAAACAAAACAGCATGCGTCCGCTGCTGGCGAATACGGCCATGCGTCCGCTGCTGGCTACTCCGGCCATGCGTCCGCTGCTGGCGAATACGGCCATGCGTCCGCTGCTGGCTACTCCGGCCATGCGTCCGCTGCTGGCTACTCCGGCCATGCGTCCGCTGCTGGCGAATCCGGCCATGCGTCCGCTGCTGGCTACTCCGGCCATGCGTCCGCTGCTGGCTACTCCGGCCATGCGTCCGCTGCTGGCAAATACGGCCATGCGTCCGCTGCTGGCGAATCCGGCCATGCGTCCGCTGCTGG